CTTTCATCTACTATGTATTTGATTAGATCTGATTTTGAAAGGCAAATGTTACCATATACCAAAATGGTATTATGGGCAAGCGTCGATCTTAATGTTCATAATCATGTAAGCTGGGATATAATGCGGTTAGGAAGTCCTAAACCATTATTCCCGGGCAATAATATAAGCCTTCCAATAGTAATAAATCCTTCAGATTCAAGTATTTCTAAGTATCTGATTCAACCGTTAACACTAGCATTAGCTTGTTTTAACATGTTGTAACCGAAACCTGAAATATTCATTCCTTGATAGAAAAGTCTATTTGCAAATTCTCCACTGTTGTTTCCAACTATGGACTTTGACAAATTGATCTTTACTCCAATGTCTGACATGAATTGTTGGTATTTATTAGCCACTTTCGGATCTCAGATACCTATATCGTCACCAAGTAGAGAATAGTTATTAAAATAAGCTACTTTATTGTAGGCCTTATAATAACAATATTGTACTACAAAATGATGAGTCAACGCGAACATTGCTCATGAGGAGAAAGCACCTAATGGCTGTCCTACTTTTCAAGTATAAGGTTTTCCCTTATATCAGAATTGTGGTTCAATCATAAGTTTCTTTCACAACATGGCAAATTCTTTGTCAACCAATACAGAAAGTAAAACTTCTTGTAATTGTATAGGAAATCTGTCTGTAGCTTTGGATAGATCAAAACAGTAGACTGTTTTACCGTAAGAAAGTTTTCTTAAACGATTAAACTGTGCTACCTGATCATAGGTTCCATCAGATCTAAACAACTTTAATGTCAACATTAGTTGATCATGAAGAGGTTTAAGAACTGTTTGGATCCAGAAGTTACAGATCGCAAATAGTCTAGTTTTTCCAGCTGGCTCATTGGCCAAAGAAATCTTTCCCATAATCAAATTTTGATTATCATCAGATTCTATTATATTTAAGCATAAGCCAAACAAACGCATTATTCCAGACGAGGCTGTTTTCACGCAGTAAGCTGCGAAATAATGGTATGTTTGATCTTTTCTTAAACTTAATGCATCTAGATGAGAGGTTAGAATCGATGGACCCATTGGACCACTTTTCAAACGAAAACTCATTTCCGTAGATCTTAACTTGGATAAGTCCATAATATCTCTTATTCGTTTACCATATTTATTAAGTCATAACTGACAAAATAAATAAAAGTCACTACATATAGAATCTAATGGTTTACCATTATACTCAGATATGATAGAACTTGGATCAAATAAAACTTCAAGTTTTATAGATTCAAATAAACGTAATACTGTCATTATAACTCTGATTCATGGTGAACCTCCGTAAATTAGATGAGAAATCATACTAATTTCCTTTGGAACGCCTTGTTTCGTTGTTTGAATGAAGGGATCTAATTTTGAATTATCCTTATTATTTGGATTAAAGATAAAATTCTTTGTTCAACTATAGATTGATTTGTACCTGTTTAAGGTTCATTTCTTTCCATTTTTGTCAAGTCTTTTATAAAAATCTTCAATAAATAAGTAAGTTCATGTTAAGATTGTGTTATAATCATGATCTGACGTTGATGTTTCGTTATGTCTGACATGAAAAGCTAAAGCTTGAATGTTCGTCATAAATGAAATGTTCATCGTTTAGTATCAGGTTGTTGCTCTCCCAAATTGATAATTTGGTGCCCTTAGATATTAATCATCGGATTTATAACTGGATGTCGACCCTTCCTCGTATGAGGC